TGCGTTTGTCGGTCTGCTGGGCGGTCTGAGCCTCAACGCCAATGCGCGTGACAAAGAGCCGGAAGCGCCTGCACCTGAGCCAGAAGCCGCACCTGAGCCAGAAGCAACCAAGCCGTACAGCGATCCAAACGGCACTGTCTTTATTGATGAGCCTGAAGACGATGACGACGATATGGAACCGTGGGAAAAGTATCGCAACGACCTACGCTATGACGCCAACGGCGACGGCGTGGTTGACGCAGACGACTTCCCTGATTGGCGGAGGGCCGGGCAATGAGCCTAGTTAATCTTCAACAAAAGATCGGAGTAACAGCAGATGGCGCATTCGGTCCGGGTACTTTTAAGAAAGCTGCGGCTTTTTATAAACTATCACCTAATCGTGCTGCACATTTCTTCGCTCAAACTGCGCATGAAAGCGGCGGCTTCAAAGCGTTCTCGGAGAATTTAAACTATGGCGCAAAAGGACTTCGCAGCATTTTTAGGAAGTATTTCCCTACTGATGCAATGGCTAAAGCGTATGAACGCCAGCCAAAAAAGATTGCTAATCGGGTATACGCAAATCGCATGGGCAACGGTGATGAAGCGTCTGGGGATGGCTGGAAGTACCGTGGACGTGGCGCTCTCCAACTTACTGGCAAAGCAAATTACCAAGCTTTCGCAGACTACATCGGACGACCCGAAGTTGTAAACGACCCTGACCTTGTGGCAGGTGAACTCTGCTTCGAGAGCGCCTTGTGGTTCTTCGACCGCAATAAGCTGTGGTCCATCTGCGACCAAGGCATCAACGACACAGCCATTCTTGCCCTGACAAAGCGGATCAATGGTGGAACGCACGGCCTCGATGACCGTAAACTGAAGACCAAGAAGTACGCAAAATGGCTTTAATCCCTAAGCCAATTTTGCTGTATGCCCTAGGGGGCGCACTTATTATTGGTGCGGCTTCTGGGTATAAAGTCCGAGATTGGCAGTGTGATGCCGCATACGCAAAGGCGCTGGAAAAGGCGCAAAAGCAACGCCAACAAATGCAAGGAAAGATAGATGAGGTTTCTACGCTTTACCAAGCCGAACGAGATAAAGCCGATGTCGTGGTCGCCGGAGAGCGAGAGACGATCCGCGAGATATACAAGACTTTGCCTGCTGTCTCTGCTGACTGCGCTCCTGATCCTCGCATTGTCGGGCTGCTCGAAGGCGGTATCAATCGCGCCAATGCCGCAGCCGCCAGCGAACCTAGCAAGTAATTGTCCGCCTCTCCCAAATCCTCCTTCCGTTCTGACCGATCCAGAGCGTGCTATTTGGGAAGTTGATATAATTGCAAAATATGGTGATTGCGCGTTGCGTCACCGCCGAACTATAGAAGCATGGGAAGAGGCTGTAAAAATCCCAAATAAGTGATATAAGAACTTTAGTCTTTACGCACAGGTAATTAAATGGCGCTTATTCCTATCAGTATCCCGCCGGGTGTCTACCGCAACGGAACCGAACTTGACAGTTCCGGCCGGTGGTATGACGTGAACCTTGTGCGCTGGGTCGAGGGGATGATGCGTCCCGTTGGCGGGTGGCAGGAACGAACCACTACCGCTCTTACCGGCAAAGCCCGTGGCATGATCGCTTGGCGGTCTAACAACAGCACGCGCTATATCAGCGTCGGCACGCATTCCAAACTCTACGCCATCACACAGTCCAGCGTTATCGTGGACATCACGCCGACTGGGTTTACACCCGGCAACGCCAACGCATCTGTCGGCGGTGGCTACGGCGTTGGCCTCTACAGCGCAGGCTACTACGGCACGCCGCGCCCCGACGTTGGCGTTGTAACGCCAGCTACGACATGGACGCTCGACACATGGGGCGAGTATCTTGTCGGCTGTTCAAACTTTGACGGCAAGATTTACGAGTGGCAGTTAGACACAACAACGCCGACAAAGGCCGCTGTCGTAACGAACGCGCCGACATCTAATACAGGGGTGCTTGTCACGAACGAACGCTCGATGTTTGCGCTCGGTGCGTCTGGCAATCCGCGCAAGATTGCATGGTCTGATCTTGAAGACAACACGGTCTGGACGCCTGCATCGACGAACCTTGCTGGTAGCCTAGAGCTACAAACAGGTGGCAAAATTATCACAGCCAAGCGTGTTCGTGGTCAGGTTCTTGTTCTCACGGACATTGACGCGCATATCGTTTCTTACGTTGGCCAGCCATTTGTATATACATCTGAGTTTGCGGGCCGTGCTTGCGGTCTTGCGGGGCCGAACGCTATTGCTGTTCAGGATAACTTCGCGGTCTGGATGGGTTCGCGTGGCTTCTACATGTATGACGGCTACGTCAAATCTGTGCCGTGCGAAGTGTCAGACTATGTGTTCTCCGACATCAACCAAGCGCAGATCAGCAAGGCCTACGCCGTCAACAACTCGCAGTTCGATGAAGTGTGGTTTTTCTATCCGTCCGCGTCAAGCCAAGAGAATAACCGCTATGTGATCTGGAACTACGCCCAGAACAACTGGTCCATCGGCCAGCTTGGCCGTTCTGCCGGGATTGACCGTGGCGTGTTCGCCAACCCATTGATGGTGTCTGATGACGGCTACATCTACGACCACGAGATCGGCATGAACCACGGATCGGAAAGTGTGTACGCCGAGACAGGGCCCGTGCAGATTGGACAAGGCGACAACATCTTGTATATTAACGAGATGATCCCAGACGAACGCAATCAGGGCGAAGTCACTGCGACCTTCTCCTCTCGCTACTATCCTAATGATGTGAAGCAAACCTTCGGCCCATACAGCTTGACGAACCCAACGTCCGTCCGCTTCAACGGCCGACAAATTCAGATGAAGGTAACGGCCGTCAACAACTCTGATTGGCGGATCGGGACGCAGCGCCTCAACGCAATACCGGGCGGGCGTCGATGAAACTCAAACTACCGCCAGCACCGGCCGACTATAACTTTCAATATGAAGCCCAGCGCAATCGTCTTATTGAGAGTTTTGCGCAGGGCGCTTACGTCAAGGGTGAGGATGTCGGTATCTATGCGCCAGCAAAATTGATATACGAAGGGTTCTACGGCCAGTTTAAGAAAACTACTAGCGTAAGCCCTGCTGCTGCGAATACGGCCTATACGATTACATTTGATACAACGGAAGATAGCAACGGCGTTTCCGTTGGTTCTCCTGCATCTCGGATTGTCGTAACAGAAGACGGCCTATATAATTTTTCGGCCCATTTTACAATTCTGTCCAACAACAGTAGTGCAAAAACAACATGGTTTTGGTTCAGGAAAAACGGAACTAATGTTGCGGCGAGTGCGTTCCTGACAACAAGCGACATCAATGGCGGGCACATGGCTTCAGGCAGGGACCACTTCTTTTCCTTAGTTGCTGGCGATTACATTGAACTGATGTGGGCCGCTGATAGTACGAACCTTGAACTTCATGCCTCTGCCGCAACGGCATTCGCGCCATCTGGGCCATCTTGCCTTTTGTCTGTGATGCAAGTGCAGTAGTAAGGGGCTGTCAATCGGTTTATTTTTGTGTTAATAACGAACGATTAGGCGGTCAGTCCGCTTGGGGATTATAATGGCGACAACTACAACCACTGCACAGGCACTCAATCCTTTCATTCAGGATATTCTGGCGCGTAACTATGGAGCCGCGCAGCAAGTCGCGGCTATCCCTTATCAGGCATATCAAGGGCCGCGTGTTGCAGGCTTCCGCCCCGCTGAAGAGCAGGCGTTCCAGACCGCGATCAACGCTGCAACCCAGCAAGTTGGGATGCCGCAACTTCAGCAAGCCACCCAAGTTGCTGAGCGTGCTGCCGGATATACGCCACAGCAGTTTCAGCAAGATGTCTCTGGCTTCATGTCGCCGTTCCAGACCAACGTCATCGACGCCACGATGGCTCGATTGGCGCAGAACCGCGCCGAGCGTGACGCAGCAACGAAGGCTCAGATGGCCGCGTCGCGTGCATTCGGTAACGAACGCCGTGGTGTTTACGAAGCGCAGCTTGCAGGCCAAGAAGATTTGAATACGGCTCAAACGCTGGCGAACCTGTATAATCAGGGATACACGCAAGCCGCTGGGTTTGCACAGGGTCTGCCGGGTCAGCAGCTTGCGGGTGCGCAAGCCTTGTCTGGCTTTGGCCAACAGGCGCTGGGCAATCAGCAGGCGTATGCAGCGATGCTTCAGGGTACGGGCCAAGCGCAGCGCGGCATGGCTCAGCAGAACCTCGATCTGGCCTATAAGGATTTCCTCGAACAGCGCGGCTTCCCGCAGCAGCAGCTTCAGACTTTGCTCATGGGTTCGCAGGGTCTTCCATCGCCAATGACGCAAACGACAACCCAGCCGGGCCAGTCAACGCTCGGCCAAGTTGGA